TACAAAACGAACAAATTCTTAATACCGATATTAGAAAGGTTGGGGTTACAATTAAGAAAGCTTATACAGGTCAAGTTCCATTAGAAAACATATCTGCATTTTATAGAGTATTTGTTAAAGAAGGAACCACAGAGGTTTTAGTACAAGATTGGACTCCAATCAACAGAACTCCAAATGAATATTATTTTATATTTGATACAAGAGATAAAATACCTAATCAATATTATGTAGACATTCAAGTGAATACTTCAGGAGAAAAGAATACTTATAAGAGACAATTAACATTCAACATAGTAAATAAAAAAAGTAACATTACAACATAATGAAAACAATTAAATTAACCGAAAACGATATCCAAAGATTAGTAAACAAAGTATTAAAAGAACAAGAAACTGCTCAAACAAACTATATGTTCTTTTCTAATCTAAAACAAATGAAAAGACAAATCGAAATGATGATGGAGATGGACCCTGATATGATTGACAAGATTATTCAAAATGGTCACGATTGGGCTGATGACCACATTTCAGAAGCTAAAACCAATATGGACCAAGTATTTGATTTCCTTAAAAATGAGATGGAAAAAGAATCTCAGTATGTTGATTATGAAGATATCAACGAAGGTAGAAAAAAAACAGGAACACCACTATGTGCTAGGGGTAAAGCATCAGCTAAGGCTAAATTTAAAATCTACCCCTCAGCTTATGCAAATGGTCATGCCGTTCAAGTATGTAAAGGTGATATCAAAGGTTTAGATGGTAAGAAACATTGCTCAGGAGCTTATTGTTAATTTTTTCACAAATTATTTTTTATTTCGGTAATTTGAATTATCTTTGTCGTAATCATAAAAAATAAATAATGAGACTAATTTTACATAAATTAAAAAGGTCAATTCAGAAATGGTATATTTCTTTATCAAGACTTTCAACGCAAGGGGTTCAAAAGTCAAAACACGAAAGAGATTGTATTGCCATCTGTAAGAAACTAATTCTAAAAGAAGATACAACACTTCTATTCACACCAATTTCAACTAAAAGATATATTAGAAACGAAAAAAATCAAATTTTTGTTATTCTTGAAAATCATACTGTTAAAGTAATTAATCACGTATATTCTTATACAGTGTTTTTAGAACAAACAACTTGGAATAATATTGTATCTACGTTTGATAATGAACTTGAAAAACGCAGAGATGATTTTGAAAAAGAAATTATTTCAAATATCAAACATTCACTTCAAAATATTTTACAAAACATTCAATGAGAAACAATTCTTTTAGGCAAACGTTCTATTTAGGTTTATTAATTCTTATATCATTAAGTGGATTATTAACAATAATTGGTATTAATGTTTATAATTCATTTTCAACAAAACTTAAAAAAACAAATGTTGAAGATACTTTTGTTAATTTTGAAGATGTATCAAAAAATATTCACGATACAGTTTATATTGAGAAACCAAATCATAAGGATACTTCTAAAGTAATTCATATAGATAGAGTAAAACCAACTACTTCTAATGTTGTTAAAAAATTGGATACTACAAAATCGTTAGATACTATTAATTAATTTTTTTATATTCGTTAAGGATAGAAACTATTGTATCCCTAATTGATTCTTTCTTTGGTTTGTAAGAGACCATCGTTGGTTTATTACCTTTACCAACTTTAGGTTCTTTTTTCTCTTCTCTTCTTTTTTGGGAACATGCCGCTTTTTTCTGAGAATCGGTCATTTTAGATGCAACTCCAGCCGCTCTACATTTAGGATATCCTTTAGAATCCGATTCAGGTCTACCACACGGAGGATGACCACCACCTTCTTTTTTTCTACAAATATTCACCCAAGGACCGCTAGGTTGTTTTGAACCTTTTGGTTTTTTCTTTGTTCCAAACCAAACTGCCAAATCTTCTTTAATTGGTTCAACCGCTCGTTTAATTATGTCTTCAGGATTTTCAACATCACCAATATTACCACCATCTTCATCATTTTGTCCTGTATAGAAACTTTTTAGATATTTATCTACTTGAGCGATTCTATCAGTTCTTTTTTCTATTCGAGCTCTTTCTTCAGGTGTTTCTTTAAAATCACCGTCAGCCTCTTCATATGCCAACTCCGCATTATTATACTTATAAACAGGAGTATTAAATGGTGCTAATTGGTTTTGTTTCCAATCTTGTGGAGCAAGAACAATTGGAACTTTAAAATTTCCAGCACTTCCTGAACCTGTGGCTTCACTAATTCTATTTTTTTTCATATACTTAACTATAAATATATCGTTAATACATTATGGAACAACAAAAACAACCAATAGCATTTCTATTTGAAGAGGTTGCAATATACAAACCTGAAGACATTGATAATTTGATTGATAATTTAACTGAAGAACAATCAAAGTTTATGTTAATCAGAGCGGTTCAAATGGCTTATAAAAATGGATTATATTCTTTAACAGAATCCGAACTTGTTTCCAAATCACTTAGAATTTTAAAATAAAAAAAAGGGTCTCACGGGACCCTTTTAATTTATATTTTATTTCCACAAGACGGACAAAACTTATATTTTGTTTTTGTCTTGGTTCCACATTCGATACAAAATTGTTTTATTTCATCCACAGTTTTATTTTTATTATTCAATGGTAATATTTTTAAACTCACTTGGTGAGATACAAAATAATCAAAATTTTCATACGATTGTGTAAATTTTTGATTTGATTTTTCACCCTTCTCAACTCTACCTGTTTCTATAGATTTTTTACTTCTAATATTTGGACCTTGTGGTGTTGTAGTTGTTTTACCAACAACTGATGAATAATTTACATTAGAATCACTTGTAAAAGTTTGAACGCTATCGTGATAATTAAGTGAACCTGTATTATTTGCTGAGAATAGGTTTTGATTATATAATGAGGAATTTCCACCAAAATAAGTTACAGTACCATAAAATGGGTTATATGTTTGTTCATTATAGAACTCAATTCTAACATCACCATTTAAATCAATTGCCGTCTTGTTTGACGAAGTATCTTTTACCTCATAGGTACCGAACTCAAATTTATTATTTGAGTCAAGGAAACGTTCTAAAAATACTCTCTGACCTGGTCTGATAATAATCCCTGTTGAAGAGATGTAATCACCATTCAGTTTGATTTTACAAAGAATAGATTTTTGGGTTGGATTATGAATTTCAAATTCAAAATTGTCTTTATCGTTAAGAAAGACATTGTGTCCATTATAGACTTTTAAACGCGACTTTTTCTTTGTGATGTGCGCAGTCGGTTTGCTCACGTTTGTTGTTGTGTAATACATTTTTTTTAATTTTATTATAGTTAATGACTATGTTACCAATACCTTTGTATCCGTGAATACTCTACAGCTTGTTATGGCTGGGGACTAATAAACTAAAATCTACATATAAATATAAACCACTACACATTTGTGTAAATAAAAAAAGGGACAATTTCTTGTCCCTTTTAGTGTATTTGTTAAAGATTGATTATCTCAATTCTCTTAAATCAAATGTTCTAACACCATCTACTGTAATTCTGCCGTAAAATCTATTATTCACCATTTTCTTAGCGTATCTGGTCATGATACCTTTGATTGGTGTAAAGTTAAACGGATTGTACATAGTTGGAGTTAATTGTAGGGGTACGTATGGTGCGTAAATGTAACCAGTATCCAATAGAGATGTGCCTTTGTGACCCATTAACACTTGGTTAGCTGGGAAATAAGGGTCTCTGTATACTTGGTAACGACCTGCCAATGTACCAACTCTTTCAATACCCATGTTGTATTGGTCTTGCTCAGGAGCTGCGTTTGATACGTGGAAATACTCCAAGTCATCAAAAATTGCACTGATTTCAGAAGAAACAACAATCCAATTTGCTCCACCTCTTAAGGTAGATTTGTGGATTTGAGCTGAAATTTGGTTGATTGCTGTAATCAAGGTTTGGTTCCAATCTTTTTGAGTGTATGGAACTGCACTTGAACCTAAACGTTTCCAACCATTATAATCCCATCTTAAGTTCCATGCTGCACCTTTACGTAAATCACGTAAGATTTCTCTGTCGATTTCAGCCGCAACTTGTTCTGATAATAAAGCTGTTAATTCAGCCTCAGCATCAATGTTGTGGAATGCTGCAACGTCTTGTGCCATTTCTGGAGACCATTGAGCTCTTAATTTTCTTTCAGTCACAGAAACTGTTACTGACAATAAGTCAAACGATACTTCACCAATTCTATCTTCAAACTCTAAGTTTTTGTAGATTCTGTAAGTTGCTGTAAATGCGTTACTAGTTGCAGTTGATGAAGAGAATGTTGAACCTGTGTAACCGTCCATAGAACCACCACAAGTGATACATACTGGAACTTGTAAGTCAACTTCTAAGTAAATTTTACCGTTAACGTCACATATGTTGTCGTATTGACCACCACCTGTTCTAGAGTTAGGGAAAGCTGCAGGGTCGTTAGCTGTACCGTATTCTACAATACCTTTACCATATTTTTGAGTTACTACTCTAAATAAATAAGGGTTAGTAGCATTTGCAGCTGTTGTTGGATTATTTGCGTTACCGTAGATAGTTAAATCAGATAAGAAAGATTCGTTATCCATTGGGTTACCATCAGGACCGATTAATTTACCTGCTGCTACAGTAGCAAAACCTTCCATAACGATTAACACTTTTCTGTAATCGCTTAGTCCATAACCTGAAGCAACTAATGAACTACCTACAGAACTCCACACAACTGTTGTTACTGGTGCAGTAATTGCGGAATATTGTCCTTTAGAATAGTCAAATAAACCTGGTGGGTCTAATGCTGGTTCGTTACCTTCATAAAATCTGTCATAAAGGTCTTTAGTTAAAGCGTAGTCATAACCTGCGCCAGGAGTAGCTTGTGTAGCGTTTGGTGAACCATACGGTGCGTAGTGGATACCTGTGTTGTTAGCTCCATCATTTTCGTATTTTTGAATGTTAGGTACGAAGTAGAATAACTTACCGATTGGTAAGTTCATAGCTTGTACTGAAACGATGTCGTTTGCTAATAGTTTAGAGAATACACGTCTAACAATTGGGAAAACCACTGTTTCAAAAGCTCCTGTATCAGAAGTAGATGATGCTTCATTGATTAAGAATGATGCTTGGTTTTCGTATAATTGTGCTACGTTTTCTCTCATGTGACCTTTAAGACCTTCTAAAAAGCCTAATTTGTCCCATTTGTTGATTGTGTCTTCTTTGATAACTTTAAGGTGCTTAAGACCGATGTTACCGACAAGACCTGATTCTAATAATGCTCCCATTTTAGTATTTGTTTTGTTTTTTTTAATTTATTTTTATTTTTTTATCCAAGTTTACCCATTAAATCTTTCATTCTTAAGAATTGAGGATTTTCATAGGTTTTTGATTCAATTAAAGTTGCAGATGAACCTGTTGTTACAGTTTTGTTTAATTTAGCACCTACTGATTCGTTAATTGATTTCGTGTCTACCTTATTTAATTCGTCTTTGATTGACTTATAAAGATTTTTAGATTCTTTTAAAGTTTCAACATCGTCAAATCTTCTAAGGATATTTATTTTTTCTTTTTTAGTTGTTGAGTGTTCTGTAAACAATCTAGTAGCGTAAGCTAAGTTTGAATTGAAGATAGCAACTTCGTTAAGTTTTTCTCTGAAAACATTTAACGCTTTTCTATATTCTTCATTTTTTTCTCTCAACATTCTAACTTCTTCTTGAGTAGATTCTGTTTTAACACCACTTTTACCATAAACATAGTTTCTGTTATTAGTGATACCTTTTCTTAATCCTCTACCTTCTTTAGAACCCATACCATAAGTTCTTGCAGCTTCTTTAGTTTCTATTTTTTCGAATGCCTTTTCTCCTTTAGAATTTGTCATACCTTTTTTAGTTGTGTAATCGCCTTCTTTGGTTTCAGCTTTAACAACTTTAGATTTACCTTCCATGTTACCACCTTTTTTGTATTCGAATTTAGCTTTACCTGTACCTACTGATTTAGGACCTTGTTTCATGTCTTCTTTAAATCCGCCAGATACTTTATTCTTATAAGAGAATTTTGGTCCTGTACCAATTCCAACACCCTTAGGTTTAATGGTTTTCTTAACACTTTTAGATTCATACATTCCCATGTCATCATCATCCATGTTATCATCATCCATGTTGTCTTCTTCATCCATTTCTTCTGTGTCGTCTTCATCTAAAGTAATTTCATACATAACTTCGTCTGAATCATCAACATCTGACATATCACTTTCATCAAAAATTGATGCAATAACATTATCAAGTGTATCATCATTCATATCTTCAGAATCGTCTTCCATCATTTCGATATCATCGTCTTCCGTCATATCTTCAGAAGAGAAATCATCTTCCATAGATTCACCAAGCTTAACTAGATATTCTACATCAGAGTTGTCATCGGTTAAATGAATATTATCACCGTCTTTTTTTACGATAATTCCATCATTTTCACCCATAGCTTTAAACACTTTCAAAATTTCTTCGTCAGAAGCATCAGTTAAATCTATTGGATTTTCGTCTGAATCCATATCCATGTCCATACCCATTTCAACATCGTCCATATCTACATTATCTGTATCTATGTCATCATCTTCAATGTCCATATCCATTTCCATTTCATCATTATCAGCATCCGTATCAACGTCTGCATCTATTTCAATCTCACCATCCTCGTCTTGCTCGGTTAGAGATTCTTTTACTAATTGACTGATTTCTTCTTTCATTGTAGATTGAAGTATTCCTTTTGCATTCTCGGCTATTGCTTCTTCAACTTGTTTCATTTGAATAAGAGCCTCTTGAACTAAAGAT